GATGCGAAAGAAAACACGTGAATAAATATTAAAGGACATAAATAGAAAAAATCAAGCCACAAGAAAAAATGCAAATAAGCCGGCAGGAACACCGGTAGATAGTTTGTATAAAAGATTAAATTTACTTAGGAGGGTATTTTAAATGTCAAAAATTTTAGATCTAAGACAAAAACGTAGTGAACTATGGGATAAAACTAAGGCATTTTTGGATAATGCAAGCCGTAGTGAAGATGGAACTCTTTCTGCGGAAGATTTATCTACATATGAGAAAATGGAGGCTGATATTGACAGTCTTGGTCGTGAAATTTCAGCAATGGAAAGACGTGAACAGCTTGAAGCAAAGATGAATGCACCTGTAAATAATCCGATTGTTGAAAATCCGGGTGTTGCCGGTATGGATAATGCAAAGACGGGACGTGCATCTGATGAATATAAAAAAGCATTCTGGCAGAATGTTCGAATGAGATCAGTTCCGCATTCTATTATGAATTCATTAAACATAGGCACTGACGGCGAAGGTGGCTATCTTGTTCCGGATGAATATGAACAAACGCTTGTACAGGCTTTGGAAGATGAGAATTTCTTCCGTTCAATAGCAACTACGATTACAACAGCAGGTGACCGTAAGATACCTATGGTAACAGGTCACGGTACGGCATCATGGGCTGAAGAAAAAACTAAGCTTAAGGAAAGTGATGAAACATTCGGACAGGAAACATTGGGTGCATATAAAGCTGCTACAACTGTTAAGGTATCGGAAGAATTGTTGTATGACAGTGTATTCAATCTTGAGGCATATATCTCACAAGAATTTGCAAGAAGAATAGGTTCTCTTGAGGAAGAAGCATTCTTGGTTGGCGATGGAACAGGCAAGCCTACAGGTGTGTTTAATTCAGCAAAGACAGGTGTAACAGCGACAAGTGCAGAAGCTATTACTTTTGATGAAATCTTTGATTTGTTTTATAGTCTAAAATCCGCATACAGAAAGAACGGTATATGGATTTGTAACGATACTACAATCAAGGCTTTAAGAAAAATTAAGGATGCCAACGGTCAATATCTATGGCAACCGTCAGTTTCAGCTGCTACACCTGATATGCTGTTAAACAGACCTATCAAGACATCAAGTTATGCACCTGAAATTGGAACAGGTAAGACACCTATTATATTTGGTGATTTTAGTTATTATTGGATTGCCGACAGACAAGGTCGTTCATTTAAAAAGCTGGCTGAGATATATTCAGAAACTGATGAGGTTGGATTTAAGACTACAGAAAGAGTTGACGGTAAGTTACTTCTTCCTGAGGCAGTTCAGGCACTTAAGATGGCGTAGTCGTAATAAAAATGGCGGTGTTAAATTCACCGCCGAAAACTAAAATAGGGAGGAAATGCAATGAAAAAGGTTGAAATAACAAAGTCTTGTAGCGGAATACGTTTTACATTTCAGCAGGGTGAAGTTGTAGATATTGATGATCGCTTGGCAGACGATCTTATTCGTGCTAAATTTGCGATTGCGGTTGATACAGGCGAAACTGCAGATAGTGAATCTGTGGATGGTGAAACTGTTGCTGAAGATGAAAAGAAACCTGTAAGACGTAGACGTGCTACCCAAAAGGATGTGCAGGACGATGTCGGATAATGATGAAAAGCCGTTTGATACTTTGATAACTATTGAAGAAATAAAGCAGTATTTACATCTTGATGATGACAGTGAAGATGAATATATACATATACTTATAATTTTAGCTGCTGAGATATGCGAAAATTACACTCGTGAAATTCTGCCTGAAGAACTGCCGAAAAGTTATAAACAGGCTATGCTTATGATTATAGGATATTTCTTCGAAAACCGTGAAGGTAGTAAAAATGGATTGCCTCCGGCGATATTTTATCTTCTTGCTCCATATCGAAAGGCTGTGTTTTAGATGAATTATTCTAATTTACGTCATAGAATTATATTTTTGAAACCATGCGGTAATACGATTAATGGTATGAATGAAAATGTAACTCATTGGATACCGTTCAAGCCAACAAACAAAAGCGTAGATGAATCAGATGTATATTTATCTGAAGATGATAAGGGAAATCCAATATTGACTTATGACAGCGGTGTTTTGTACAGCCATACAATGGCATTACAAAAATATGCCGTGTGGGCAAATGTTGCACCGCAAACAGGTCGAGAGTATGAGGAATCACAAAAAATCAGAGCTGAAACCACATACAACATAAATGTGCGATACTTTCCCGGAATTACTTCGGATATGAAGATAATGTATGGTGTGAAAATTTTTAATATTGTGTCGGTGTTGGATATTAACGAACGTCATACAAATCTTAAAATTGTTGCGGCGGAGGTTGATCGAAATGGCTGTCAATAAGGATCTTTTTGGGTTTGATGAACTTGAAAAAGCATTTAATCGAACAATTAAACGCTATCCGAATGAGGCAGATGCATTGCTTATGGCTCAAGGACAAGCTGTTACAAAATCAACAAAATCAAAAACACCGGTTAAAACAGGAAAACTCCGAAGATCATGGAGATTGAAAAAAGTAAAGGTGTATAAAAGCGGTACTGTAAGAGTAGTCAGAATACAATCTTCAGCACCACACGCACACCTTATTGAATACGGACACAAGGTCTATACAACAGGTGGTCGAAAGGGTAATGTGGGACGTTATAATGCAGTGCAACGTTCAGTCAGGGGTATAAAATCTCACGGCAACGTGCAAGGCGTGCATATGTTGGAGGAATCGGTAAAAGAGGCACAACAAAGATTTGACCGTGATGCACAAAAGATGATTGATAAGATTACGGAGGATTTGAATTTATGACAACTACTGAAAAAGACATAGAAACGGCAATCGCAGGTTTGTTGAACAAATCAGGGTTTAATGTTACGGCATCAGAATTAAAAGAGGGATTTCCAAAGCCTACTTTTTTCATTGATGTATTTCCCTCAAGTTCATCATTGTCGGGTCCATTGCTCGAGAAGGTAGACATAAGTGTTGAATTAAAATACATTCCTGCAATAGAAAAAACAGAACATCTTATTGATGTGATAAATAAACTGAAATATTTGTTTTTGTATCAGCCATTGACTGTAAATGATAGAAAACTTACAGTGCAAACTATTGAGTTTGAACGTGAAAATTATGTGTTATACGCATATTTCGCTGTTAGTTTTCTTCAAGAAATACCTGTTGATGATGATTATGAAAATATCGAAGAAATAAAGTTGGGAGGAATTTTATAAATGGGACTACCGGAAATTTTAATTGATTTCAAGACACAGGCAGAAACAGCAGTTATTCGTAGTGAGAATGGCATAGTTGCACTTATACTTGATGACACTACGAAACAAACATTGTCGGCTACATATGTATATGAGGCTGATATTCCTGCTGATGATTGGACTGCTAAAAATCGTGATTATATAAAAAAGACATTCCTCGGAACACCGAATAAAGTCATTTTGGAACGTAGATTGAATGTAGAAGATGGCTATGCGGGTGTTTTGGCAAGATTGAAGAACAAAGAATGGGATTATCTTGCTGTACCGGGAATTGCAAATAAAGATGTTCAATCTGTGTATGATTGGATATTGGAGCAAAGAGCCGCAAAGCGTACATTTAAAGCTGTACTTCCGTGTACAACTGCAAGCGTATCTGCTAATGACGAGGGTATCATTAACTTCTCGACCGAGGAAATTAACGTTTCAGGACAGTCGTATACATCAGCGGAGTATTGTTGTAGAATTGCCGGACTGTTGGCAGGTACAGCAATGACAGAAAGTGCTACATATTCGGTACTTGCGGAAATAACAAGTATCAAGGAAAGTGAAACACCGGATACAGATATTAATGAGGGTAAATTCATTCTTATTAATGACGGTGAAAAAATAAAAGTCGGACGCAGTGTGAATTCGCTACATATTTTAAGTGGTGACAAGACTGAGGATATGAGCAAAATCAAGATAGTTGAGGCTATGGACTTGATGCGAAAAGACATTCGCACGACATTTGAAAACAATTATATCGGCATTAATAACAGTTATGATAACAAAATGTTGTTTGTCGGTGCAGTAAAACAATATTTTAATAACTTGGAATTACAAGGAGTGCTTGATAAAGAGGCTGATAATACGGTTGATATTGATGTAGATGCACAAAGACAATGGTTGGCTGAAAAGTATGATGTAAGTGGTATGTCAGACAGTGAAATTCGTGTAGCTAAGACAGGAAGTCTATTGTTTGTAAAAGCAAGTGTAACTTTCTTGGACGCTATGGAAGATTTACATTTTTCAGTTCTAATGTCGTAAGGAAAATGGGAGGTATGTACATATGGAAAGAATCAAACCATCACCGGGAAAAGTAATCAGCGGTACACATGGTTACTTTTGGTGGAACAATGATATATGTTATGAGGTAACATCATTCGAAGCAAAAATTAAGGCAAATGGTGAAACAATTCAATTTTCCGGGGATATGTGGGAAAATCGAAAATTAATGAGTGTATCAGGTACATGGTCAGCAAAAGTAAAAAAGATTTATTCAAGAGGTCAAAAATATGCTGAAAAACTATCTAAGGGCATTGATGAACGACTTACTTTGATAGGCAAACTTGCCGATCCGGATAACGGCGGTGCTGAACGAGTTCAGATTATGAATGCTTGGCTTGATGAATTAACATTGCAAGCATTTGAAAACGGAAAAATCACAGAAGATGAATTTAGTGGTGGATTTGTAGGATTTGAATACCTTGATAGTATTGCTGATCCATGCTCAAATACAAATGCATAATAAATAAAAGAAAGGAACAGATAAAATGGATAAGAAAACAAAATTGACACTTGCAGAACTTTTGAAACGTAAGGAACAAATAATTGCAGCCAAAAAGACAAAGAAGACACAGAACTTGTATGTGAATTCGCTCGGTGCGATTATTACAATCGAAGAACCGGAAGCGTCATTGTGTCGTGATGTATCGGATATGGAAGCCGGCGAAGGTGACAAGTATATGTGCTATGAATGTATTAAAGAACCTGATCTCAAGTCAAAGGAAGTACAGGACGCATTCGGCTGTGCAGTGCCTATGGATATTGTTGAAATGATATTTGCACCGGGTGAAATTCCACAGATTGCCGTAGAATGTATGAAACTTGCCGGTTATATGGATGGGGTTAAGCAAGTAAAAAACTAATACAGACAGACGGCGACTTGCAGCTTGTCCACTATTATGTCCAAAAAGGATTTGATTGGGATAAGATTGCAAGTGCGTCTGCTACCGAGAAAGTTTTTTTGAGGGCGAGTATGGAAAAAGCTTTTGAGGAAGAGGAGGATAAGTATAAGGCGCTTTTTGGGGGGTAGATAATATTGGCAAAAAGTATAGGTGCAACCCTTTCGTTAAAGAATGGTAACTTTTTTACTAATATTAAATCTGCTATCAATGCAAGTAATAATTTAAAAAGTAGTCTTGGTGGTTCAACAAGCGGAATGAAAGGCTTGGGTTCACAATCGACAAGTGCAGGTAACATACTGACATCGCTTGCGTCGAAGGCGGCGGTAGCTGTCGGTGCATTTGTGGGAGTAAGACAAGCTGTTGATTTTGGTAAAG